CTAGTATAGACTCTTTGCTATAGTTCAGGTTCTCTTGGGTATAACGAAACGTTCCACTCTCATGCACAAGCTGCCCAAGGAAATGTGCCCCACGCTCTGGATTCAGAGCATAGTGATGGCAAATCTTTGTTGCAGTGTTAGGGCCAAACGCACCATCTGGTGTGGCTCCTATCTTTTCCTGCAAAGTTTTAAGCGCGTCACTCATTACTTCTTACCTTTCAAAACTTTTTTTAAGTTTTTAGCTTGACTAGCATGAAGTTTAGAAGCTTTTTTCAAACCCTTGATGACTTTCTTTACCGTAGATTTTTTCTTTCTGCTTAATGTCATTCTTGTACAACCTCCTTTGATCCACAAACACGTTCATACACCATATCATCTATATAAGCCTCTGCCCATTTGTTTTCAGTAAAAGTACAGAACGCCCACAAATCATTCACGTCATCGTTAAGAAGCTCCATGATATCTTGTTGCGCTGATACTTGACCCTGAAGATGTTCGATGTCGTGAACGATGTTGCTAATATACCACACCAAACCAACTAATTGCACCGCCATAGCAAAAACCAGAGCTACTGGTATCTTTAAATCACCCATCTTGTTTTTCCTTTAAGTAGTAACCATTCTTCCAAAGACTTCGGTCTTGGCAGTGAGAAGTTCGGTGCCCCTCTCCATAACCATGTGTATGTTTTTTACCACATTTAGGACAATCAAACGTAAAAAGATCAACTCCATTTATAGTTTCTTTTACTGCGTAAACCGTAGGAATGTTGTTCATAACTACCTCTTGAAAAACTTTTGTATTCCTCTGACACCAAACGATGCAGAGATTGCTATGCCCAAGCTGTAAAAATACCAGTCTGGTGCTTTTGAAAGCTGTTCAAAACCACGATCAACCCAACCCTCTGCACCTGGAATCCAACACAAGATTAATGGAATACTTAGAATAATTACAAAATATTCGTCCTTCCAACTCGACTGAGAGCCTTGCGCCATTATACGCTCCCAGTCAGCAACTGAGGTCTCTTTACTAAGCATAATCTTAGCTTTGGCTTCTGCCTCTGTGAGTTTTAACTTTGCACTTGCAGCTTGTGCCTGTGACTTTGCATCAAGCCAACTTCCCGCTAGATTGGCTATCGGCCCTATGAATGACTGTAACATTAATTCTCCTCCATCTGTATAGCGGTCTTCTTGCTCTCAGCCTTTGCGCTATAAGCATTAAAACCCATAAAAGCTGCAACCACCCCAGAGGCAGCTATGACATATACACTTGCTATATCTGTTATTAAACTTGCTGCTTTGTCAAATCCAAGAACCGAAGCAAGCAATATGATAAACGGGTAAATCAACATTCCGGCTAGTGCGAAACCAGTAAACCGTCTTTCTGCATTACGCTTGAGATCCCGATCAATCATCTCAAGTCGTCTGTCTTCCAGAGCAATCTTATTCCACTCTGCTTTTTCTATAACACCGTTGTTATTTAAATCTGCTTTCTCAAACTCTGTCATTTCTTTGACCTCGCATGTGCAATCGCCACGTTTTTGTCACGAGTGATTATAACAACCTTTCCCTGTTTGTCATATACAATGTATTTTCCACGCCGTTCAACTAATATCACCGTTCAATTTTTATACACACTACCTTAGAATTTTGGTTAGTTACCAATACTTTAGCTTCTTTTTGTGAAACTTTGCAGGCTTCTTCACTAGAGTAACTGCCTACATGGTAATGATCAAAATTACCGCTAATCACTTGTAACCAAAGCAACACCCACATTTACCACCTACCTTGCCACTTGCCTAAATAGTAAAAGATGACAAACAAGATACCCCCACTCACTACGAATATTGTGGCTCCTATGGCAAAATTTATCATCGCATCTATCTGTTCTTGCTTTCGGTATAGCTCTTGTTTTCTTTTTCGACGCATATCTGCCTCTATTTGCAGAACTTCTTTCCAAGCACTCGGCCCATAATTCCAAGAGATATGATCCTTGATCTCCGCTCTCATCTGTTCCATTTTTTTCTTGTTTGCAAAGATTTCTAAAGCAGTTTCTTCATCCGATCCCTTGAATGTTTTCTTCCAAAACGGAGGGTTCTTTTCTCGTTCTTCTAGGTTAGAGAAATCAGAAAAAGCCTTGCCCCACTGGGACAAAGTTCCCGTCATATCTTGAAGATCCTTGCCCGTAGAAATAGCAGCTTTGAGCGTCTTGTACGCCCCTGTCGCTAAAGCAACGCAAGATACTGGGTCCATTTAGGCACCTCGTTGCATCTTCTGTCGTTGAACATCAATACGCTCACGGTTGGTATCATCTCTTTGTTCAGCGATATCTTCCATGCTTTCAATTCTAGCAGCATCAGTTGCAGCACGTTGCTCCATCTTTTGCGTCTCAAGATCTATTTGAGCAACATCATTCAACGCCTTACGCTGCAAGTCTTGTTGTTTGACACCAAGCTCCTGCATTCGAATCTGTACAAGAGGATCTGCCATAGGATCTTGTCCTTGTGGCGTAAGCTTTGGCATCAGTTCGTTTAACAGTTTCATCTCCTGAAGAACCACGGCTTTCTCTAATTCTTCTGGGTTTTGCATCTGCTGTTGGACTTCCATGATCTGTTGTTGTGCTTGCTGTGAATCTATTGCTCCAGATTGAGCCATTAACTGAACCTGTGCTACCAATCCCTGTATCTCAGAAACCACCATCTCACGAGCTTTCTTGGAAATGTGTTCTTGTAAATGCCCCATCAATATACCAATGACTTGCGGAGAGGTCATAACAATGGGTGTTTTCATAAACATCAAATGTATCTCGATGTGAGCATCATGGTTCTGCCCATCAAACGCCTGTAGCAATTCCCCTGTTAAAGCCCTAGCATTTTCGATGAGGGGGTCTAAAGGCTGTGGCTGCGGAGGAGGAGGAAGAATCTCGTCTATGTTCTGAACTTCGAGTGCCTGATACATACGACGAAATGCTGCGTGCAGATTGTGAACTTGTGGGTTTGACTGAGCAAGCTGCAACTGCGTTTGAGCCAACGTTACACGTTGTGCCATCGAGAAGATGTTAGGATCACTTACAGGAACAACATCCACACGACCATCAAAGTCTGACGCCATGACCTTACGATCACCGCCAGACACGTCATATGGATACTCTTGAGGTAAGTTATCTCTAAAAATTCTAGCTAATATACGAAACTCGTTCTTCTGAGCGTAGTGCAATCTCTTGTGAATTGCAGACATAACCTTCATGCCACGCTCTAGGAGAGCCACTGTGGTGCCCACAGGAGCCTCCTGATTCATGTTAGAGGTTTGCTGATCGGCAAGTGAAACAAAGCGTCTACCGCCCTCTACAAGCGATCCTAGAAGCTGTGCGAGGGTTCCAGAGGGTTCTTTGTAAGGTAGCGGTATAATCGCATCCCTGATGTTGCCGCCCGGTGCATCTATGTCCCGCCACTCACCCGGTTGTAACGGCTCGTCGTCATTGCGAACCCTTACGCCCCTAGCCTTGAATCCTGCCGGGAGGTTAGCAAGTGTACCCGCATCGATTAACTGTCGAAGGATACTCGTTGCCGCACGACCAAGACCACCAATCATGTGAATGAGTCCAAAGCCATAGAATCCCAATCCTGGCATGAACTTATAGTGCACAAAGTACTGCATTTTCTTAGCAAGCTCTGTGCCCTCTTCAAAATTACGGCGAACTGAAAGGATTTGTCCCGATCCCTCGTCTATGGCTACAACATACGGTAAAGCAATACCTGTGGGTTCTCCATCAGGCGACATATCTTCAAACCCTTCTAGGTCTAAATCAACATGCATTTCTAATATAGTAAACACATCATCTGTATATCCACGAGATGTGCCTTGTATTTCGTCTATCTTTTGACGAACTTCGTTCTCATCTTCATCATGCTTGCTAAGTTCTACATCTCTATAAAAACCTGCGATCTGCATTTTTCGGATCTGGTTAGCATCCATTCGTAGTACGTGTGTGACTCTCGATGCAGTTTGTAGGTCAGAAGCCGCATATGGTACGACCAAGTCCTGCGCGGGGACAAATTTAGATACTGGACGTTGTTTAGCCTCATCAAAATATACTTTCTTAAAAGTTGATCCAGACAAAGGAAGATAAAACAATAATTGATCCATGTCAGGATCAAACTCTTCCATGACCTCTGTAATCTGGTAGTTCATGAAATCTTTAACACGAGAAGCCTGTTCCTCGCGTTGTGCGTCTTGAAGCCCCAAAACCTGTGTTTGCACTGGGCCTCCCGCAGGCAGAAGCTCTTTGTATGCCTGTGCTTGGAACTGCGTAACACTCTCAGATATCAAAGGATGTGTAACTCCAGAGGCACCTTCAAACGGTTGAGATCTCTCCTCGTGCTTAACACCAAGCTGATCCAATCCTTTTGTGTAAGTGTCTTCCCATTCAGAACGGGATTCCAAGTCTTCTTCGTAAGATGCCCTCAGATCTGAAGATATCTCTCCAAGATACGCCTCGTCTAAAAACTCAGCTAAGTTAGCGTCATGTTCTGGTTCAATCGAAACCTCTGTCGTCATCTGTTCAGCCAGAGCTTGAATGATTGCTCCGCCTTGACCATCGTCTATTATCTCCGCACCACCCTCAAAACTTTGGGGCTGTGGTACAGATACATCAACTGACGTTTCGTCAGCTACCATGTCTTCGGGTCTAATTGCTGAATCTACGAGTGGTGGTATTGCCATTAATAATACTCCCGTCTAGGACGATAATCTTCCGTTTCTTCTTCCTCACCAAGTAAAGATATAAACCCTCCTTGGCGAAATCTCATTAGTGCTAGTGTCATGCTATCACAAAAGTCATCATGATCGCCATTAGGAAATGACACTACCTCTTCAATTACTTCATCCGAAAACTTCTTGTCTATTGGTGCCCATACTACACCGGCTTCGAACAATGGCGCAACCATGTGCATACGAGTTACCTTATCTTTTCCCTTTCCTGGGGAGAAACCAAGTGCCGGAATACCTCTCAGACGCAGCTCATCTATCAACGGAGTACCCGTCGCTTTGGCCTCAATAAGCACCATATCAGGTTCCCAATACTCATATTCTTGGTGTGCTGTCTCTTTTAGTTCTGGAAAGTTCCACCTTCCACGCTGCGCATCCAGTAAAACGATGTTATCTGGCCCACCTTCCTCTGGCTCAAAGATCCCCCACGTTGTAATCGCGCTGTAATCGGCAGATTCTTTCTTGGAAAACGCCGTATCATACGACTGAAGTATGTATTTTACAGGCGGAATCTCTTCTTTTTCCCACGGTTGCCACCATTCTCGCTTAACTATAGCCGATTCGGACGTCGTTGGCGTCTGTTGCCACTGTGCATTCCATTTTCCTACTGGAAGAGACGCTTTGATGGACAATAATGCGTCTTTTTCCCAAAATTCAGGCCACAATGGGGCGTCAGACGGCAAAATCGCCGGAAATTCTACCACTTCCCACTGATCTGCCATGACATCACTGCCCTGTGCAGCCATTAAACGGCCTGTCAAGTCTTTTTTACCCCATCGAGTCATAACAATTATGATCGAACCACCCGGTTGAAGCCTCTGTCGAGGCCCAGAGGTGTACCATTCATACGCATTGTCGAATGCGCTCTCGCTCATAGCGTCTTGTTCCGAGTGCGGGTCGTCAATTACGAACAAATCCGCACCACGACCAGTAACCGCTGCCCCAACACCCGCTGCAAAGTACTCACCGCCCTTGTCCGTTTGCCATTTTCCCGCACCTTTGTTGTCCTCTTTGAGGTTTGTGTCAGGAAAAACCTCTTTGTAAGCGGGATCATCAATCAAATCCCGCACTTTTCTACCAAAACGCACCGCAAGTTCCGTATTATGCGTGGCTTGGATGATTTTGAGCTTCGGATTGCGTCCTAAAAACCATGCAGGCATTAAAAAACTAGCAAACTCAGACTTAGAATGACGCGGTGGCATGTTGATAATCAGACGTTTGAGCTTTCCTTGCGCCACCTGTTCCAGTTTTTCTGCAATAATCCTGTGATGCCTGCCTTCAATGAAGTTTTCATACACATGATGAGCAAAAGGCATGAACTTTTCTTGCGCTTTTTCACGCAAATCTAGTTTTTTCTTAGCCTCCGTAAGGGCCAGTATCTCTTTTAGAGCTTCTTCTGGTAACGCTTGTAAGTTCATTCGTTATTAATTAGAGCTTCTGATGGTAACTTCTCGGCTCCCGTGCCTTGAATCCTTGCCAGTTCTTTCAAATACTCAAGGTCTGCATTAGGAGCAATGTATCCGTATCCATATTGAGGCGTTGCCGTAGGTGCAAGGTACGATTGAGGAGTTTCCTGAAAAACAGGTCCCGCAGGCACAACTTGCGTAATACCTGGTTGTGGTGTGTAGAAAGAATAATCTCCTACCTGTTGCGGTTGATAATACGGCGCAACTGTTGGTCTAGCCCCAGATAATCCCGCTATTCCAGACGTGTACCCTGGATCTTGTTCCCCAACAGGGTCCTCTGTCGTATCATCATCGTCATCCTCTCCACCACCCGGTGTAAACTCCGTCTCAGGAACAAACACTGTTTCAATCGGATCAAAGGTCGTGGTTGCTGTGGTGTCTTCTTCTATTGGTACATCAATCGTGGGTGTCGTAATTCCTGTGGTTGTATCAGTGGTTGTAGTCGTGGTTCCTGTAACATTTACGTTTGAACTATCCGTGGTGGTGTTTACAGCTACATTTACACCACCCACTGTAACTTCTGTGTTTGTATTAGAGTCAACTGTGACCACATCCGTTGTGTTTGTTGAATTGTTCACAACACTCACAGTAGTGCTTCCATCGTTGTTCAACGTGGAAATAACTGTAGATCCGTCGTTTGCAGTTGAGATACTGGTGTTATTAGCATTTGTGAGATTGTTTCCTGTGTTAAGAGAACCTATTCCACCGCCAACTTGTCCAAAGTCACTGAGTTTTTGGTTCATGTCAAAGTTTTCGTCTACAACTATTCCATCACTGGTTGTAAACTTGTTATTTAATTCAGCACCTGAACTACCCTCAATGATGTCCTGATCACTAACAGTAGCATCTCCTCCAGGTGTGCCGTCACCACCAAAACCCGCCGGATTCGTTTCGTTTATGAAGTCCGTCATGGCTTGAGCATTGAAAATATTCGAAAACTTTGTTTGTCCGTTTGTTTCGTTGGTAAAGATGAAGTTGCCATCGTCCGTTTGTTTTACCGTAACAACATCACCAAAAGGCGTCGTTACCTTCACATCACCCGGACTTGCTTTGGTGTAATCCGTTTCACCAATGACGACCTCACCCTTTTGTGTACTAAGCATCAGGTTTCCGCTACCGTCGTTGGTAACGTTTATGATCTCACCATCGAGAACCTTGTTTACAAAGGTAGAAAGAACCGTGGACTCACTTGCACCCGCAGCGTCAATAATTTCCTGAAGATCGTTTTTAGTAAACGTTCTGGTGGACGCAGCCCCAAAGCTCCCTGCTCCCATACCAGGAAACAAGGATTGAGCCATAACAGTCATGACATTTTTACCAACATCAATTTTGTTATCAGCAAGATTCTTACTGCCAAAGTTGGTAATCGCTTCTTGAGTACCCTCGGTGATTGACTCCGTTACACCACCCACGACTCCTGCACCAACTACGCTTGGAAGTGATTTGCTAACACCAAAAGTAATTTTACCTAACAAGAGATCTTGAAGTGCTTCTGTACCACCCGCCATAGCCGCATACTTATCACCTTGATCCATCAAAGCTTCTAGTGCAGCAGCATCACTTCCATATTGCGCCTGAAGTGCTTTAAATTCACCTGAGTTTTTTAAGTTTCCCTTAACATAAGCGTCGATTATCTCTTCTCGTATCTGAGCAGAACTAGCCTCATACCCTTCCGCAAAGCCTGCGGTTGCCGCTGCTTTCTTGCCTAAGAATCTGTAGATCACCAAGTCTAAGGCTAAATCGCCTGCTTGTCCCAATAAAGACGCAGTCAACGCAGCCGGATCTTCCCCGAACTTCTCACCCACCGTGCTCCCGTCCGCCGTCATGGCAGAGGACTTACCAGTGATAAAGTTTACCAGATCCTTAAAATCTCCAGTCACTGTCGCTTTGTCGATTCGTGATTTCTGCTCATCACTAAGCGTGTCGTAAATATTGTCACCAACGCCAATAAGAGCATTTCCTAGCTCGTCAGCCGTAGAGTCATATATGTTTTCCGTAATCCCAAATGGATCTAAAAACTTCCCAAGATTGTCGGAGAAGAAAGTAAACTCAATGCTCTCTTTCGTATTATCCGCAGGATTAAGGGACTGAGACATAACAATGTTTTCTTTTGCCTCATCCGAAGGAGGGAACAAATCTATCGTCGTGCCGTCGTCAAAAGTATACGTTGTGTATCTGTCTACTACCGCGTTTCCAATATCTTTTATCACGCCCTTCGGATCATTTTTAACGTCATATCCAAACTCTATGAGTTTTTCTATGAAATCGTCCGCTGAACCCGGAAGACCTTTTGTAATCTGTCCCGCGCTCTCCATAGCATTTTTAGCCATCAAAATGGCAGACATGGCACTGTCGTCTACACCCGCAACCTCAAAACCACCCTGACCAGGTCGGAAGAACAGAGGTTCGTCGTCCATGATTGTATTGCCAGTCTCAATAACACCCGTGCCATCATCAGAAACAGATGCTCGTGCGTCGGCTAACTCTGACTGCTTAACAAGAAATCCCGCGTTGGCTAAGTCAACTAAATCATCTTTGGTAATCGGACCCATAGACTCAGGATACCCCAATGCGTCCAACATCTCCTGTGTCATCGTATCCCCAAGACCGATTCCTACATCTGGAAGCTGCTCCACCGTAATATCATCAAGATCCAAGTCCCCAGGTTGGGCGATATCTGTTTCAACTGGCTCCGTTACAACAGGCTTGCTATACGTCCCCGTAACAGGGTCATAACCCAACGAATCTACATCCGTGTCCTTAAACGTATCAAGAATGCTCCCTTGAAAATCCGAAGACCCACCCGCCGCAGCGACCTCGTTAGGAAACATCTCCTCTATGTCTTTCGATACATTCTTCCCGAATGTCGGGCCTTGTCTGTTGTCCTTCGGATCAATGCTGTAATCTCTAGTAAAAGCATTCGACCCCTCTATCTGCTTTACAGCAAACCAGTTTCCATTCGCGTCCTGTTGAACAGAACCAATACCACCAATGGGCACAGGAGCAGGACCTTCGTTTTTTTTCTGCTCGTATTTGTATAGAGCAATATCGGACTGCTCATTTACAAGTTGTGAAGCAGCAAACTCCGCTTCCTGTATCCTCTGCCGATCTTCCCCGTCATAGCCCTTATCCCCAGGCTGCTTCAGTCCCAACGTCTCAGCAATAGGAGTCCCGTTCTCCTCTAATTCCTGCTGCGCCAGTAAAAGCTTCGTGTTTCTAGCAGCTTGACCTCTTATTTCGTTTATCTCAGAACCGCTTTTGTTGCTGTCTTTAGGATCTAACGAAACATATCGGCCCTGAATAAGAACACCCTCACCATCAGGTGCCAAGACATATGAACTTCCCTGTCCATAATCAGGTAACTTACTAAGATCTAATGTTCCCGCACTTTCGCCCGTAAAAATACCACCAATCTTAGTTTCCTTAACATCAACCGTAGCCATAGTGTACGCTCCATCCTTTTGTCATCACTCTACAACAAACCCAAATGAAAATACACCCGCAATTTTTTTCAGTGGATTTGTGCCTTCTTTGCCCGTTTCGTTCGCTTGAAACTGCGATTCTTACTTCTAGACAACACTCCCAAATTACCCGCTCCGTTGTTTCTCGGATTACCATCCTTGTGCGTCACGTCCTTCCCATCACCCTTCTTGACCCTTTTTTTCTTGATCATAGATGCACGGGCCGCGTTCCTCGCTGCTCGGTTCTTTTTCTGCTTGGGAGACGAATGGTAGTTGTCGTACTCGGATCTGTAGTTACGAGCCATGAGTGTTCTCCTTACGTTCTCAAACGGTATTATACACGAATGAATTTACAAAACCAACATTATAAGACATATACACAGGAGACGTACCACAAATAAGGGGGTTGTGGGGGTCGCATCCCCGTAAAAATACATAAGGTATTTGCAGCAGTAACCCCCGCGCTAGTTTCTAGCAACAGCTATATTGTTTGGACTCGATCATGCGGGGCAAGCTGTGTTGTAGACCCCCCGGGGGTCTTTACATTGCTAGAAAATTTTAGGTTTCGACCTTTTGTTTTTTGGATGCTTACGCACGGACGTTGTCCGAATGACGAATCATCCCTCACCTGACGCCGTCGGGTGGAACGTGGCGCACTCGACGAGCTTACAGGTGGGCATGATTCGCCATGTCGATGCGTCGGTAAACTCCTTACTCCAGAGATCTCCCTTCATGAACCGTATCGAACTTTGTTCGATGCACCCCGACGACGCTCCCGCTTTTGTCGTCTAAACTCATCGTGGAAGAAACGGTATTGCCGTTTCTTCTTTACACGAACGATGAGTTGGGTGCGCTTCCCTTGCGCGTAAGTTTATCAAAGACAGCGGATAGATAACCGCCGCTCGGGAACGCCGAGCTAAATCCCTTGAGGGGATTTGCGGTGATCACGAAGCGTATAGGGGCGGCGAAATGACGTAGCATAACCGCACTCGGTGTAGTGCCGACCAAAGAGGGTCGGCGCATTTTTAGTGTTCCGAGATGACTAGGTTACGCGACATCATTTCTTGTCGGCAAGTGTGCCGATCTTTAGACCCCTATACACTCCGCCGCTGAGATGATGTTCGGAAAGTGTATCGAATGATCGGTACTTAACTTCAAAAAAAGGAGGCCAGTATGGCTGAACTATCTTATACACAAATCAAACCACTCGGTAAGGTTCTACTCAGTGTAGACGAAATGACCACGATCATCGAAAGTCTGATCAAAAGCGGTCCACATAACGAGTATTCAGCTGCACACGCGAGTTTGATGTTTTGGATACAGACTCGTCGTCAAACGCTTGAAGATGGTAAGCGGAACGTCACAAACGACGCAGCCTACCTCACGGATGTAATTCAGTATCCAGAAACAAAGGAGGCTTCATGAAGAAAAAGGATGAGGGCGTATCAACCGCCCTCTTTCACACACCACAAAGTTGGGACTGGTTGGCACAGTGGATCGAAGGTCATCACAGTGACAGTCGCCCTCACCTGACCATCGCAGCTTGCATGGGTTACAATCTTGGTCGTCAACATCAAAAGGAGATATCAGATGGCAATACCAGAAACGATACAAAAGAAGCTTGACCAACTCTATGTCAAGAATGACGATGTCCGCGCTCTCGCGGAGGACATCCGTGATGACATGGATATTGACGATCTTCAGTTTCCAGAACGTCCAGATGTTGAGGACATGGTGGAGGAGGTGTGTGGTAACATATACACAAACGACACTTTGATCGAAGATTATATCACTAACGACTAATCTAACCAGAGGGGGCTGAAGCCCCCTCACTTATACTCGGAGGATAACATGAGTAGACAATATCCAATATGGAATCAAGTAAGAGCCTGTATCTACAAATCAAGTAAGAGCTATGGCGTAAGAGAAAGAGGCGAAGTTGACGTGTTTATCGGCACTTCAAGTAGTAACTCTCATCGATTTCTTTTCCACAAGACGACACACAAAGTTCTTGAGAACGGAGATCGTGAGTATCGTTTTTATCTCGACGGTAAGCTGCTCAAACGAGCCGTAGTCACAAGAGATTATGAGTGTAACTTTTTATCAACGGAGGGAGTACATGGATAACATGAAAGCAATCGATATCGTCGAAGGAACATACGAAGATCTTGAAGAACATGAGTACATCTCAGCATGGCAACACCTGATCGATAACGGTCTGGTGTGGCAGTTACAGGGAGCTTTTGGTCGAATGGCAGCTAGGTTGATAGAGGAAGGAGTGTGTACAAATTAAGGAGAGGGGCTTCGGCCCCTTCTTCACTACTATCATAATGTGCGTCCGCCATAGCGGATCGCATTCCGCGTAATGACGCGGTAAAAAATTGAGTCGCAAGCGACACAGTTCTTGACCCTAGACCGTTGGTCTTAGGTCAAGGGGACGCGGCGCGAGAGGCCGCAGGGCATCCGGCTTGGGGTTCAATATACTCGCCGCGTGGGGGCGAAGGGCATTGAACATAGCATCGAGGTCATCGAATCTTTTGCCCTCTGTAGATGCGATCCCATGCTCCATGAGACTGGGGCCAGTCTTGCCTTCAAATAAAAATAGGTGTCTTGAAGAGAGGTGCTTTACCAAGAAGTAACTTGCACCACCTCGTGCAAAATATGCCATATGCCACGCGATCTGATGAGGAGAAATTTTAACAGCATTGTTTTTTACTGTCTTCAACTCCAACCATATGGGCAAGTGATCCCAGATCATATGGACATCTGGAACACCGCCCCCATGTTTGTTTTCAATTCGGGTTGCGAAACATTTATTCGGTAAGCTCTTTCGGATCGTGCTCCAAAAGTTCGCCTCTGGACCTTTGCTCATCTGGTGTAATATCCTTGTATTCTGCCTCAATCTCAAATGCCTGTGGATATTGCTTTCGAAGGTTATCCAACCTTGCAACAATTTGATCCCTCGTCATCTGATCAACTGTGTTTATATTTTCTCTTCGATCTATTGTCAGACCACCCAAAGCTGACCTGATTTTCTCAGCATTTATTGCCGCAGAAAATTGACCTGCATCTTCTGCACCTCTGGATAATGCGTGAAGTCTTTCAAGTTGACCGATTGTGGTTACACCATATCGTCTCTCTCTTTCTTCTCTCAGTTCTTCGATGTATTCAACAACATGAGGATAATCCCGACCATTCAACAAAACAGAAGCTCTTTCATTTGCAAGTTCTGGAGAATATCCTGCCTGTCTTGCTGCTTCTGCATTTGAATAGATTCCTTCAACAATATTCCTTGCAAAAGTCATCTGTCGGTTGGTTAATTTTCTGTCGTGTTTTTCTTCGACATCTTTTTTGATGCTAGGCATTATTTTTTCCCGATTTGCTGCATACAAGAGGTGTATGCAAAGTGTATTCAATATAGCGATATTTAGCCCCTGCATACGCTTTTTGTCAAATTCTTGGTTCGATTAAAGAGCATCAAAGCAACTTTTTGCTTACTGCATACGCTTGAAGTGTATGCAGCATACGCATTGCATACGCACCAAGGTTCGAGGTTAAAGGTCTGAGAATAAACAACAAAACACCGATTGCATACGTTACATACGCTCAAAACACGTTTTTCAAAAAAAAAAAAACGAGAAGGGGGGGTCAAAAAGTGTATTAAGCAACTCAGCTGCACACACTTTTTTGAGATAAAAGTTCAAATCAACTTGACAAAAACACCCCATAGTGTATTCTTCGAAGCATAGTTTTTAAAAAGGAGATAACTATGAATTTAGAAATGAAATCAATCAAACATTTTGCATCTGGCAGTGAAGAAACATACTGCTACACAGCCGTCGTATATCTGGACGGTAGACCATTTGCTGATGTCAGCAACGATGGACACGGTGGATCTGACCGTGTGCACCCTCATGACAAGACAACTTATACAAAGGTCAAAGGTGCGTGGAACAAGAAGTTTCAACAGATAGAAGAGTATTTCAAATCATTACCCAACCTTGACGTTGGCGTTCACGATTGGATGCCAGAGGGTTTGTCTCAGAGTTTTGAATTGTGGTGTGGTCAACAAGTAGAAGACATGCTTCACAAAAGAGACATGAAAAGAACTTTTAAGAAGTGGAAGGTTGTAAGACGCAAGTGTGATAAAGAGGGCAAGGTTTATATGTTCAACCACCCACACGATCACAAGTCCACAGCCATTACTTATCGTTGGCCTGATGCGGTTATCTTGAATGATCTATCTGAAGCGGAAGCATTGGATCATTGGAAGCGACCAGTTGGGGGTGACGTATGATGGACATTTCAAATATATATATCTCAAAAGACATCCCAGATAGTCTGGAGGTTGTCTGGAACGTATTATACGACGTGCGTGAAAATCTAATCCCAGAAGGTGATGAGAGTTACGACAAACAGTGGGGCGATATTTGTTTTGCAATGAACCGCATCACCACTGAGTTGGGTTATGATACATCTTCGAATGGCGATTTAGTTTGTGTCAAGCCTGATAGGGAGGAAGTGTAATGCCTAACTGGTGTGAGCAAGAAGTTTATATTCATGGTGAGACGAGCATGGTTGTTCACCTTTATTGGGAACTCAAAGAGCGCAAGCGTTTCTGTGATGTGGTCTGTCCGATACCTTTAGAGGTTATCGGGCAAGGGCACGATGGCAAGGGCACATCTCCTCAGTATGATTGGAGGTGCAACAAATGGAATACGAAGTGGGAGGTTCAAGATATTCTGATAAAAGAAGAGATTGTGCATGGCGACGATCACTATCCTATCCCGACATCATATTTCAGATTTGTGTGCAAGACGGCATGGGATGCACCTATCCCTGTATGGGAGAAACTGCATCGGTTGGGCATCGAAGTTCAAGCGGAGTACGAGGTCGAAGGTACGGATGTCGTTGGTGAGTTCACGTTGGGTGAGCACCATTGTCGTATGCTCAC